CACTTGTTAGGAGCTGAGAATAATCAGTAAAAGCATATGATAGATTTACCTGAGTGGCAAGATCATATTCCCATCCACTATTGGTTATTACCGTATCGGAAATATATCCGCTCGTATCTACAATAGCATACCCCTCAGCACCTATAGCATTTTGTACGTCTGTTATAAATTCTAAGTTTAAAAAGGCGTCAGTATAAACGTTTAAATTGCTGCCTTTTTTATCAAATATTTTCCAGTTTTGGATATTCATATTTCTTAATTAATATTCGTAGAATTTTTATTGTGTGCTATTGAAAAAGTTTTCTTAATTGCTTTAACTTGTTCAATTAAAAAATTGACTATTCCCTCCATTTTGGCATAGAATGGAATCTGAACTGAGTTAGCCCACATCTCTGGAGAAGTCATAGCTTTCATTATTTTACCCCTGTAGTCATATCCAAGATTTTTATATTGATCATTAATATGTTTCGCCTGATCGAAATAACCAGGTCTTACTTTATATAAAAAGCTTTTATTAGGAATTGCGGATTTTTTCTGAATATTTGTTGCCATTATAGATTGCTTACGATAGTTTTATTTGTATTCGAATTAAGATCTACGGGAGTAATTCCTCTTAACTGAATATTTACATTACTTAATTTATCTTTCTGAGTGGAATCATCATAATAAACTCCATTAGCACTTTCCCATCCTCCTCTGATAAGTGGATATAAATCTTTCACGGGAACTTTATTTCCAAAAGCATCTTCAACAGATCTAGATAGAATTATATCACCATAATCATCAATTCCATATCCCGTTAGATATATTTGATTATTTGCTTTATCTGCATCGAACCAAACAGTTACAGAATCTACTCCATCAATATTTTCTATTATTCTTACGATATCAGAAGCAGGAATTCTATCTCTTCGAGTATTTTTTAAGAAATAATCTGAAGTTTTAGAAATAATTTGTTCTCTGATAGTATTTAATTCATATCCTTCAAAAATTATCAACGAAACGTTTAATACGAATCGAGGATATTTAAGAGTCATGATAGCATTGTCTACAGTCAAAACTCTCTGACCTGATTCTTCAATTAAATCCAAAATTCCTACTCTTTCAGCTTCTGTCAGAATAAAGGAACTTAAATTACAAGTATAATAATTTTGATTTGCTGAAATTCTTTTATTTACATCTGGGACTAAGTAAAGATAAACGGTATTGTCATCTTGTTTTTGCTGTTCTAACTTTCCTTGCCAGTAATAAACTTGACTTTGTGCTTGTTCTAATTCGGACATTTTCAAAATAGACTTTTCCGCTCCGGCTCCAATGGTCGCTACTAAATTCCTATATTGTTCCTTTACATTTTCATATGTTGTCTGAGCTTGATTATACTTATCTAAAGCATATCTATCTTCAAAGGTGGCAAATCCAGGAAGAGCATCTACTATTGTAAACATATTAAGCTTTCTTAGAAAATATATGTAGTTTTCTGTATTGGCTAAAACAAAACTACGAGACATATGAGGAGCTAGAAGTCTAGTCAGGTAAATTGGTTCTTCAAGAGTTCCGAAAAGAACTGGTTTTTGGATAGAAACTTGAATAATTTTATTCAAATCAACTTCTTGGGAATTTAATGAGTATCCTTTTGTTTCAAATTTCCAGTTTTGAGCTTTTTGAGAGACTTGGGTATCAATATTACCAGATTCTCCATCTGTTAAGAGATATTCTACTAAAATGGTAGATCCTAAAGGTGGTATTCTCCCATTATATCCAGTACCAAAGAAAATATCGATTCCTCCAGTCTGTCCAGTCTTAACCATGACTGATTCTTCATTTCTAATCATATCTAGAATGGAATCTCTAGTTTCCCATCTTTTTCCATCAACAAAAACATTAACAAAATAATTATCTATAGCTGCACCTTTTTTGTTTTGAAAATTAAAGGATTGTAAAGGATCTCCAGATCCAGTTGCTTGCTGATATTCTAATTTTCCTTGAACAATATCAACGTCAACATAGTTTGTGATAGAAGATAAATCTATTCTAACTTCTTCTCCGGGTAGTACGACAGTATATATTAATCCGGTCACTGAACAAGTTAAGGTAGTATAGTTTGGAATAATTACTGTATTAGCATACATATCCAATTTCTGCCCGTTGTAAGTAAGTCTTAAAGTTCCTCTAGCAGATTGCCCTCTAGATGGATTATGTCCGGTTAATGAAGCGAGTCCTTTTACACTATTAGGCCTTGATGCGGTATTGATATTTAATTCTGTAATAGAGTCCTCTATGTAATATAGGATCATTCTACCTATATTTAATATAACTTGTAGAAGCTGGCCCATAGGAGAGGCCATACTAAAGTATTGGCCTACATTATTATAGGAGGTTTTTACAAAATTAATACTGTCCTGATATAGCTCAGATAATCTAATCCTCGCAGTTTTTATCATACTCATATTTAAAATCTTTATTTTACAAGAATACCTAGGGCCTTCACACTATTAATAAAAAAATCTATTACACAATAATCATATCCATCTGTTTTTCCAAATTGAACCTTTGGATCTATTTTATATTGAGCTGCTTCTGAGACATATTGAGTAATTTGAGCCCTGATTTTTTCTTCTAAATCAAATTTATTGATCCTAGTCTCAAAAATTAGGTCCTCTATTGCTACCCCAAAGTTTGTATCACCTAAAACCTGACCTTGACGAGTGCCAAGTATCATTTTTATCTTAGTAATAATGCTTTCGATAGCATCTTCATGCTCATAGATACCATAAACATAATTAGGGTCTTGCGGATTTCTAATATAGATGTCCTTGATCATTCAAGTTTTATTTTATATATCGTCCATTTTAATAAAACCCTAAATTAAGCCCACAAAAAAAGCCCCGTAGGGCTTTTCTTATTGGATCTCGATAATTTTGGATTTTTTATCCTTTTCTTTCTTAACTTGAATCTCTAAGATTCCATTTTCTAACTTAGCTTGTACGCTTTTTGGATCGAGATCAGATCTCCTTAAGATATAGGAGAAACTTTTTTGACTTACTCTTTTTTTAGTGTTTTCATCAGTTAATTCACCAGAAATAACCAATCCTCTGGAGTCGGATTCAATTTTTATATTTTCTTTAGAGAATCCAGGTGCTTCAATAGCTATAGAAGCCTCATCGCCTGATTCATTCCACTCCATAAAAGCAGGTTTTTGACTCATTTCTGTGTTAAAAAACCAATCATCACTAAAAATACTCTCAAACAATGATGGTAAACCTCTGTTTCCATCGGGTAATACTAATCCTCTCATAATTTATTTTATTTTTAAGTTAATTTACATATAATATAGTGCAAATTCTATGCCGGCAACAAAAAGATGACAATTTGTCACCTTTTTTAAAAAAATGACGACAATTTGCGAAAGATATATAGAATAAATCCATTTCATGCTTGTACGCGAGTCATTAAGTCGTTTTGACCTATTAAATGAGGACTTTTTAGCCGAAAATATCTTAAATGAAAAGTTTGATATTAACTTATTGACTAATAAGGCTCAAAGATTAGCTGTTTTAGCTTCCATGTTTTTAATGTTTGCTGGAGGAAGAACACCAGACTTAGTAAATGACCTAGACAAAAATGAAATTGCCAAACAACCTTTGATTTATAAGATGGCTGAAGAGAATTTCTTGGATAAAGATGAAATATTCACTGGATTTAGTGAATTATTGAATTTTTATAAGAAAAAAGAGGAAACTCCTAGAATTTTTTCAGCAGGAATTCCTGGATTCATTGATGCCATCAATAAAATTAAACCCGGACGATTAGATTCTTCAAAAATAGCTCAATATGATAAGTATGATGATTTTATTTTGGCTGCAACTGATAAATTGGAGGCAAAGGGCGAAGATGTAAATCCAAATTTAATAAAAGCTATGATGATTATTGAAACAGGAATGAATCCTAGGAAAAATCATCTCGGATATGAAGGATTTCCTCAAACTAAAGAGCATATCTTAAATGGCTGGACAAATGATTCAACCGGAGTTTTTCATCCTGGCATAAATCAGCGATATAAAACTAATTTTACAATGAAAGATATGTATAATCCCGAAAAAGCTGCGGAATTTATGCATTATTATCTGAAATCTGTTTCAAAAAGCAAATATGTACAAGATTTACAAGATTTAGTAATAGCTTATAACTGGGGGGTCGGAAATTTACGAGATTATAAGCAAGGAGAAAAGGAATTGCCAAAGGAATCAGCTGAATATTATGCTATGGTAGATGCTATGCAGGATTATTTTCCTTCCTCTTAATAAGAATTCTACTGAAAAATAGTTCAAAAGTCCCAGTAAAAGCAAAATACATGATAAAAATATCTAACCACCATTTATAAATTGGTGAATAAAAGATAATTGCGAAAGAAATACAGAGTAGCATTAACATTTTTACAAGATGCCAGAGATCTGTAACCCAAACTAATACGGTAGACATAATTAAATCTCCAAACTTACTTGTAGGCCTCCATTTATTTGTCCATGAGAGCCCCGGATTGATCCACTGCTGAGCTTTCATGTCCTTGAATATGGAAACATTATACCTTACCTTTAAAACGTCCATACAAGCATTAAACACGCCTGCCAGTACCATTAATATTATTGAAATATACCACATTCTTCTAATGATTTTGGGACAAATGATTCAAATGGTTTTGCCATACGCCATTTTGCTCTAGATTCTGCTTTTGGGTGTTTGGAACCAAATCCATGAGGTACTGTTGCCCCTTGTCTGGATGGATCCATTGGAGAAGCTTCATGAGGAACCCTTTTGACCTCTGTAGACCCCCCATATTGTTTTAAAGGAAGTAAAACTGTACTATATTGCATTGGAACTATACTAGAAAAATTGGAATCCCATGAAGGTTTTCCATCAATTGGGGAAAGAATGACCTCAACTCTC